CCCGCAAGCGCAACTTCAATGTTGTACTTTTGAGATCCAGTCTTGACAATATTATATGGTGGGTGATTTCCAGCAGAGATGTAAAAATCGTCAGCAAACATTCTTTCGAAGTGATTGAAGACATCATCAAATCCTATTGAGACAGGTCTAAGCTGATTAAAAATAGATAATGCTTTATTCATAATAACCTCCTTGTTAAAGCAAGATTTATTCGACTCCTTTCGGCAGTCTTGAAATATAATATATCATATTTTTTATATTAATGCAAGGCCTTTATATCAAGCCTATCCATTTACAAACTATAAATCCTATAACTAAGACAGCAACAATTATTGAAACTATCTTACCTTTTTTGCTTAAGTTTTTCCAAATATACATTTATCCTCCTAGTATTTGAGTTTGGGTGACTTAGATTTAGATGACTTCTTTTTATTTTTATTCTTATTGCTTTTTACAACAATAGGTTTAACAGCCATTCCTTTTCTAGTCTTCATAGCATTTGCAACCACATTTTCCTCCTTAATGTTTTCCGCGCTCAACGCCTTTTATACGTCCCTTATTACGGGAAGCATAAAATACTTTAGTGCCTTTTTTCTTTCCATACTTTTTCTTCATAGCACTCATAACTTTTTTTCCTTTTTTAGTTAAGGGCACTATTTCATTCTTGTTGCATAGATTAATTTTTCCGCATCTTTCATTGCATCATTCGTTGCCTTGACTGCAAGTTGTTCTTCTTTGAGTTTACGATCTTCATCCTTGTTCTCGTCATCAACAATTATTTTAGTTTCCTCCAGATCCATCTTATCTTTATGCATCCTCATTATATCAAGTTGTTTCTTCGCACGCAAGGCCAGATCTTGTTTTTGTATCTCGACTTGCTCTTGCTGTGGATCTTCCGTTTGTCCAGCCATTATCTTGGCTTTCTCCTCATCAAGTTTCAAAACCTTGTCCGCCGCGTTAGCCGCCATAAGAGCTATTTGATTCTGCATCTGCGGTGGCATTTGCTGTTGTTGCTGCGGAGGTGTCATAATTGCCTGCTGTGCCTGTGGATCTTGAACCATCTGCGCCATTTCTATTTGATATTTCAAAGCCAGATGTTCCTGTATGTGAGCTATTAAAAGCTGCTGCACGGATGGATTTTGGTATGCAGGATCTTCCATAAATTTTCCATGAACAATAATATGCGCATCATGATTCTGGTCAGGCTTAGCTTCCAGGGGTGCCCCCTTGAGAGCCGCCATGTTTTCCGTAATGGGATTTGAACTGAAAGGCTGTTGTTGTTGTTTTAAATAACGCTGGGGTTCTGACACGCCCATCGCAGCAAACAGTTCCATTCCGATCTGCTCCATATTATAGACAGCGGGGTTCTGTTGCGCGATAGACATGATAGCGTTTATTTTCGCAATCCTATGTGCTTCTGTTGGCATGTTAGGATCGGATACAGGTATGACATCAATACTCTTAAGATTGAAATCTTTCCTGAATACTTGCTGTGCACTACCTGCGACTTCGTAGGGATACAAATCTGGAAGATACTCACTGTCTAAACGAGTGAGTACTCGCAAGTCTTTAGTTAGTGCTGCGTGTAGACGCTTATGCACAGCATTGAACAGTTTAGAAGACTGCTCAAGCAGGGCCATGGTTGTGCCCACGGGCCCATAGTTTGTTGCCTGATCCACCACGTTATCCGTGGCATCGGCAAATTGGGATGCAAGTTTAGCTGCATAATCCATTAAGTTAAATAAAGTCTGTGATGGTTCCTTAAAAGGAAGTATCTGTAAAGATTTTCCCAAGTCACCAGCAGGGGCGTTTACCTCCCTAAATTCACCTGGTTGAATGGGCTCGTCAGGTGCAAGGACACGAAGACCGTGTGCCTTGAATCCACCTGGCAAGTTCGCAAAGGTACCTGCATCTAATAATTGACGCATAGAGGAGGTAGCTGTTTTTGTTAATCCGCCGATTAAATGTATATAACCATAACCATAAAATCCCAAACCAGGAATCATGGTATAGTGGGTAAAATACATTTTCTTTTTTTTCATAGGATCTTCTTGATCCCAGTTTCTTCTAATGCATAAAATCTTTTGGTCATCTTCCGTCATGTGAACAATGTATGGAATTTTTAATTCATCCTCATCCTCAAATCCTGGAAGATTTATATTTGCATGTATTTCTAAAATGGAAGTATATTCATCATTGTCCGCAGGCTTTGTTACGCCCACTACTTCATTCTCTAATTCCTTGGCTCCTGTTTCATTTATATTATAATCAGTACTAATATCAATATCCCTGAACATCCCCAAGAGTTGCATTTTCTTAATTTCATTTTTTGACATTAAGTATCTATGCGTATACCGTTCAGCGCCTTCCAAATTGGTTGCGTAATAATCTATAAAAAAATCCTGGGCTTTAATAAATTCGGTGCATGGCCTTTGAAGTGACGGGTCCCAAAAAGTTTTCTTGAATCCCGTTCCATACAATGCCACATGAAATAATAACTTATCCAACTCAGGGCCATATTCAGGCATCTGAATTTGAGTTTGCCAATTTAAAAATTGCCTAACCCTGTTTGCCTGTTCTATCTTTTGTTGAGTCTGTACGCCCATGATTCTGGTACGTACAGGCCCCTCGGTCGGAAATAATTCCTTGTAAGCTTTCGCTTGAAACTTTACTACTGCTTGTGCTAATACAGGATGTGTAACTCCTGCCGATCCTGGAAATGATCCTGCTGAATCATCATATTGTAATCCTAATAACTTAATTCCGTCTTCTGCAATTTCATCATATTCCTCCCTGGAATTTTTGTCCCTTACAAAACCTTCCTCCAAATCACTTGCCGTTTTTTGAATATCCTCTTCAGGCATGGACTCCGCAAGGTTTGAATCAAACTGTGTATTATCTGGTGCCTCCTCTTCAAGAAGACCCATAGCTTCCGCTTCATCCAATTGCTGTTGATCGGTTAATGTAATCTCAGCACCACCATCAGGTGTTGCCGTTACATCTGTTGCATTAGTCGGTATAGGAACTGCAGGTTGCAATTCCTCTTCTAAATTTATTCTCTTTTCAATTGCCATATATCCCTTTATGTATAATAACGTCTACTTTCCCTATTATAAATCTCTTTCTCTCTCTTGTCAAGCCATGTATCCTTGGTATGAGAGATATATCCTCCATTACGCATCCATATTAAAGCCTGCGAAAGGGTATCCATGTAGTCATCATGACTGCCTGTTGGGAAAGTTCGGGCTTCATCTATAACATCCATAGCCCAATCTTTCTTAAAGGGGGCATATATGCGCTTATTATGAAATAAAGATGTTACGGAATAAGCCCTGGCCACCTTATCCCTGTCAGGTTGAAATTCAAATATGGGTAATCCTGTCATTCGCAGATCCTGGATTAAGGATTGGCCTGATGCCTTCTTTTCAATCAATATGGAATCAGGTTTATGCTCTTCATACTTCTTAACCGCCTTTTCACGCAGGGTTGGGTAGTCCCAACGCCCTCTTTCTGCCCCTAATAGTACCAAATTAGGTATATCAAACCCCGATTTAAAGACTCCCCACGTAGTTACCGCCGAATAATCGGCAGATGTCTTGGTTGAGAAGGCTGTATCCCAGGATTGTATGATATAATCACATTCAGGCGGGGTAGTATTGTCCCAATTCTGCCACCAATCCAGCTTTATTATGTTTCCTTCCTCATTTGTGGGGGTTTGAGCGTATAATGCGTCAAATTTAAAGGAAGGTGTGTTGTTTTTAGTGCGAATTATCTCTTCCGTTGTCCAACAAAAGCCATCTTCATGGTCAGATGCAGGCCAAAATGAGTTTCCCAGCTTTAATTTAGGGTATTTCTTGGATAAATACCCCTGTTTTTTTAAATCTTCGTAAGCTTTATTCAGAATATTTAAGGATTCCGTGGTATTTAAGGCAGGAATACGTATAACTTCCCAGTCATCTGCCATAGGAGTGTCATCTCCCAAGGATAATAGATGTCCTGCCAAATCATTTTCATGCCAACGTGTCATAACAAGCACTACTTTACCTTTAGGCATCAGTCTTGTACGTAAACCAGAGGAATACCACTCATTAAGGCCATCCCTTCTAGCTTTTGAATAGGCATCCTGCTCGGATATTGGATCATCTATGATGGCAAGATGGGCACCAAAGCCCGCTATGCCTGATCCAGAACCTGCTGCCAGGAAAGATCCCGCCTCTTTTCCCCTATGCTGCAATCCCCAACTATTCGCCGCGCGGTTATCCCTTCGAATATTGATGTGTGGAAAAATATGCTTGTACTGTTCAGTATTAATGATGTCACGAATGGCCCGTCCAAAGCGCGTTGCCAAGTCATCACTGTGAGACACAGCAATTTCCTGCCAATACGGATTACGCCCAAGCGCCCATGCTGGAAAATACGTAGATGCAACTAATGATTTACTAGAACGAGGAGCCACAAAGACCATAAGCCTGTCAACCTTGCCCGCTTCAATCCGCATAAGCTGATCACATAATAATCTGTGATGCGGGCCTACACTGAATGAAGGATTCATCAGCATAATAAACGCTAACAAATCTTTTCGCGATCGTTGTATTGCTAATCTTGTGGCAGCGTTTCTGTCTTCTTTTTTATCGTCTAAGGTGACAGACATATGCTTGATCTCCCCAGATAATCAATTGCTGATATAAATCTTCAACTGGTCTATCTGGATCATATAAGTCTAACCTTGGATGCAGTACCATACTAATATCTCCTGTTAATTTAATTCTAACCACCAAATTTCTTTTTCCATCCGAACTCCACCTTTTTCTCAAAGGGGTCTACTTCGGCATAGAAACCCTTCTCCTTTAATTTTTTACCAGCTTCCAAAATTTGCCCACCACCTGGAACTGCTTCAACCCATTTTGCCGCTTTCTCTTTTCCTTTTTTAATCGGGGTCTGTAGAGTTTTATTTATAATAGCCACTCCGCCAATCGTAAGTAAATCCTTGACCGCGTCCTTTGGATTGTCATAAAGCTTTTTCTGATTTCTCATTATCTAGACTTTGCTACAGATTCTTTCTTTTTAGATTTTTGTTTTT